CGCTAGACTTAGAAGCAAAAAATTTATTAACAAGAGGTCCAAGATTAAGATATATTGAATCTGTGTCAGATGCAATTACGTAATCCTCCTTGTCTGTACTGAGCAGTTTATTTAGGTAACCATTCATTTTATTTTCTATCCAACGAATAGAAACCTGTCCTGACAGTGTGATTGCTTCTGCATTTGCTGTCTTATAATATCTGAAGTGTTCATTACCAATAGCACCATAGGCAGAGTTCAGAGAAATCTTTTTTGCCATCTGAATATTATTACAACGAGCAATCTCTTTTGTAAGTTCAACAGTAGGTGTTTTTTCATACTGTTGTTTTGCCTTGATCATTTTTTTCTTGAAGATGACACGACTGTCATACATCTTCTGCATCATTTCTGGTAAGAAACCATGAATGTCTTTACGATACTGAGCACCATTAGCACATGTGGCATATTGTTCATCAACTCCAACCTTTTGATTTAAGATCCCTTCAACGCTTGCACTGGGATGTCTAGTCTCTGCGAGGGTTTCTGGAGAGATGTTATATTGCATAATGAGATGAGGATACAAACTATTGAGATCAAAAGAAACAACCCAGTCATAGAATCCCACTTTTGGTTCTTTGACATATGCTCCTGCGTATTTTGTATCTTTGGTTGCTTCTTTTTTGGGGGGTATTGCAATTTTACGTTTGTTTAGTTCGTTGTATATGTAGTTATCCCACATACGAACTTGTGAGAAAACATCTTCATAGTTTACCTTAGCATCATATGCCATGGTGTATGCAAGTTCAATCAGTTTCATCTTGTCATCTAGTTTATCAACTAAACGAACGTCATGAATGTTATAGTCAATGAACTTTTGCCAATCTTTTTCATAAAATTCTTTGAATGTATCGTGTTCAGAGTGATCTAGTTTCTTTTCGCCAAGTTCTACATTACAAATATGATCAAGACGATATGATTCTTGATTAGTATAAGTAAATTTCTTGTATAGTTCTAGATAATCTAGACAGGAAATGCCAAGAGTATCAATAGCAAATTGCTTACGTCCTTTAATAAAGATCTCACGACGAGAAACAAGTTTCCAAGGAGAAAGAAGTTTAGTAAATTTTTCACCAAGTATACGTTCAACACGATTATGAATGTATGGCATATCGAACAACTGCACATTCCATCCTGTAATTACATCTGGAAAGTTTGCTTGCCAGTAGTCGAGGAATGCTCCCAACATGCTTTCTTCTGATCTGAAATGCATGTAGTCCACCATGGAGTCTTTGTTATCGTATGGTCTTGCCCCGAACACAGTAATCCTACCAGTGAAACTATCTTTAATTGAGATGGCAAGTATCTCCTGATCGGCAGATTCAATATCGGGAAACCCATTCTCTGCTGCTGTCTCGATGTCAATATTGAATATGCGGATCTTGCTAGAATCAAACTTGAGTTCTTCTTCTGGGTGTTGTTCAGCGATGTATTGATATAAGAATCTTGTATTTCCATGTATCTCAAAATCAGGAACTTCTTTATATTGTTTTACAAAATCTCTTGCTTCTGCTATAGAACCAAACTTATGTGGTTCAACACATTTCCCTTCCAGTGTTTTCCATTTAGAAAAGTTTTTTGTAGGCAAAAAAAGCGTTGGGTTAAAAGGAACCCGAACGCTGTATCTGTCACCATTATTGTATCCTCTTACAAGGAGACGATTTCCTGCTTGCTCAACACTTGTGTAAAACTTCATTCAAGGGATTTAATATAGTTTGCAAGTAGATCCTTACTAGGACTTACAATGGTAGTAATGTCAGTTGACCTGACTACTACCTCACGATCATCAGAGTTTTTAGGCCACTGACTTAGGTTACCTTCATAGTCTACCATAAAAGGTTGACGAAGTATACAATCAGGATCACCAGGTAGTGTCTCACCTTCTACTTCATCAACCTGTGCGACTATCCATTCATTTGCTAGTCGCAGTAGATTCGCTGCTATCTCCATCTGTCTTCTCCTCATAGAAAATTTGCTCTTCTGTTAGTCCAATCTCTTTTAATCTAACAACATAATTATCAATAATGCTATTGTCAGGATACACAACACTAATGATATGCTCACCACTAATTCTATGATCTTCTATTGGAGAAAAAGGACACCACCTACCATAATTTATTGGTACAGTTCCATCTTCATTTAGTTCTCCAATTGTTAGTAAATATGGATATACCATTCTATATCCAACAACTTTATTGTCTTCACTTTCATCTGTAACATTACCAAACATACAGAGAACACGCTCTGCTGTTGTAAGAGTCACAATTCTAATATTGTGATTTGTTTTTAGTGGTGCTTGATCAGGTGTTTGTGTCATAATACCTCTGGTTGAATAGATTCAATTTCCTTTTTCTCTTTTACTTTTTTTTCGTAAGCATCTTGCAATCCTGGTTCTGGATTACTGATTGTCATAACACAATCATAAGGAACCTTAAACTGCCAATCTGGAGAGTAAGGATTCCATTTACTAAATCTCACTTGGTATTCCATACCAGTTTGTTCAGTAAGATATTGCGGTGTACTACCATCTAGAGTTAAAATATATGGTTCTTCCATAAGAAGACAGACTCCTTTTTTGTCGCCTCCTTCTCCATCAAAGATTTCTTTTAACTCAGTTATAATGCGTTCCCCTGTTTTTAGGGTAACAACAGATACTGCCATATTATAGCACCTAAAATTAAATTTGTCAAACAAGATGGGATCCTTTTACAGATCCCATTTCATTATAGTATTCTTTTGTTGAATTGTCAATCAGAAATGTTTCTGACGTTTTTGTTTTTCTGGTAACTCTTTCATCAATGTTATTGTAAGTAGACCATCTTTAAATTCTACAGATTCTACTTCTACATCGTCTGCCAGTTGCCAGTTACGTGAAAAGTTCTTGTGAGATATTCCTTTGTGTGAATATTTCTTTTCTTCTTTAGAAGATTTGTTTGCTGAAATCGTTAAAACATTCCTTTCAGTTTCTACAGAAATGTCCCCCTGCGAAAATCCTGCAAGAGCGACCTCCAATACGGTTCTAGAATTAGATCCATTATAGATGTTGTAAGGAGGATAGTTTGTTCCTGATCCTGCAATAGCTTCAAGTCTGTTGAATGTTTCATCGAGTCCTAGTGTGAATGGAGTAAAATGCTCCCATGTATAGTTTACCATTGTGTCCTCCGTAAAGCGACGTATATTACTGTGACCCTTTCGGCATCACATTAATATTTTATAATAGTATCATAAAAAAGTGAGGTGTGCAAACCCCCACAAACTCTACGGTTTCTACTCTTCTATTTCAAAGAACCATTTAATAGACTTGATGTAATCAAACGTACAACCTATGTCTTTATCACAATTGACATTATATTTACGGTCACACAAAAAATTTCTTAGATCTTGAACAGAATCAAATCTGCCTTGGTGTCTTTCTTGATCATCGTATAGGTGGTACTTCACGGTTCTTGTTTTTTTCTCCCAATATTATACTTGCTTTCTAATGTCCATTCGTTTTTTTCTTTAAAACTTAACACTTTGATTTGATTTAATGGAGCAAGATCTGATATTTTTTCTTGACTAATACTACTGATAGAAACTAATCCCCAATCTACTAACAGTTGTACAATTCTATTTCTACGTTGAACATCATTCAACGAGAAATTAGTATTCTTACCATCTAATGCGAATAATTCTTTGAAGTGTACGATATAATACTTACCCTGTTTGTGAAGTATGTGACAGGATTGATATATCTTTTTCTCCTTTCTTGATGCTACACCTATGCGTGTTAATGTTTCACGAACTTTTAAAAAATCATCTGGTTCATTCAATGTGACTTCAACCATATCAGATTGTTTCCATTGAATCTCAAGTTCACCGTTCATGTTTGCCACCTTTGCTTAATGCTTTTTTGATATAATCTAGTTGATCCTTGGTAAGAATTCTGAGTGCTTGGAGTGCCTTATCGTCATTATAACCATAATACTCTTTTACGATCTCAAGATAGTCAATAGAATCTTTCTTTGTCCAAGGAGAGAATCTCTTTCTTGGTTTCACACTATTTATATAAAAGTCATACTGCAAACGCTTTGGTAAATGAGGGTTTTTGTTCATCTCATTAGCAAACAATACAGTGTCAGTAAAGGAACTTAGACATCTGTTAATAATATATGATGGATATTTTCTTTCCGCATCAATATCATCAACCAATATATTCTTCTTGGATTGATTGATGCTGTATAGGTAGTCTTTCAGTTGGTACATTGTTCCAGTGGCGGATTACTCCGCTAATAATAAAGCAGTTAGTGATAAGATAGCTGACGAATATAACAGTGCGTACCACAACCACGTAATTGTCATATTCTTTTGTTCTGTCGTCTGAGAATGATCCGAGTGCATACTTCCATATCTCCCATATTCTACTTAGCATTGACACCTACAATTCTAGCGTTAGGATTTCTTGCAAGAGCAACTTGTCGTGCATCTTGATAGTCTTTAGCAATTACTTCTTCCTTAAAGATAGTTCCTGCTTTGTATAGGGTTACTTCACACTTCATAATTTAATAATACTAATTCTTTTCTTGATGCTTGTTCTTTATTATAGCATCCTGTAGACCTCATGGTGTAAGTGTGTGCAAATTCTGCAACTGTCCACCCATCAAATCTATCTTTAATTAATTGTGATGAATTATATGACACTAACATAGGAGATGATAATCTATTACATATAATAGGAAATTCATCATGGTCAAATCCTTTATGCATATCTCCTTTTTTACCATATAAATTAGATTTAATTTCATATGGTGGATCTAAGTATGTGAAAATTTTATCATCCTCTGTTTGACTTTGTATCATAGTAGCATACAAAACTTGACCATAGGGAAAATTAGTTATTGTCCAGTTTTTCATCATCAAAGAATATTCTTGAAGTTTATCAATTCCATTGATTGAAAAATTACTTTCTGATGCTTGTTTAGAGAACGCACTATTTTCTGTTAACCCACTGAATGAACATTTATTTACAACATAAAATGATGCAGCACGCTCAAGAGAAGATGCAACAGGTTGTCCTAGGACATTTTTAGCATCTAAAAATAATTGTTTAGCAGAACTTGGATCTGGATGATTCATTTTTAAATCAAATATTCTATCTCTAAGTGCTTGACCATCTACTTGTAATACTCTCCAAAAATTATATAATGGTTCATATAAATCATTGATCCATATTTTAAGGTGTGGATATCTTTTACTAATTTCTATTGCTACAGATCCACCACCTACAAATGGTTCATGAAATGCTTGATAGTCTTTTAGATCAGGAATAAACTGAAACAGTTTACTCAATGCTCTACTCTTACCACCAGGATATCTTAGTGGTGTTTTGTATGACTTTAAACTTTTTACTTTTGCTTTCATTTTTT